ATACTGAGCTGGTGATGTTAAACTAAGTGCACTTCTACCTGTAAATGCAGTATGATTATCACCACTACTTGCTACACTTGCTTTATTTATTTGTAACCAACTAGTTCCGTCTTGACTAAAATAAATATTGCTACCACCTGCAGCTATTACTCCATCAGCATAGACAAACAATCCATATATCTGATTAGAAGAGTTAGGTCTAGCAGAACTACCACCACCAAATAAACTATAACCGTTTATTCTTCTGTAACCACCTTCTACAGCAACTTCAAAGTTTCTTAGTGTAGTTGCTACTCCGGGAGCTTTGAACAAGTCAAAACGATTAGCACTATCTACTAATCCTCCTGAACATGCAAAACCATATGGTTGACTTCTAGCCATTTAGTTTATGGAGTTTGAGAATCAATAAATGTTTCGTAAGCTGACTTGACATCACTAGTCCAAGTTGCATTTGCTATAGCTTGTACTCTAGCATCTTCACTAGATATGTCGGTATCTCCCCAAGTGTCACCTGATTTAATTCTAGGGTTTAGAACATGTCTTGCGAACTGTCTATTAAGTTCAGTATTATCTTCTTTTATTACTGTAGCAGTTCTAACTTGTACTTGACCCATTTCAAGTACCTCAATCTTATCTACTACTGTTTCTTTTGTTATTGCCATAATTATTACCTGTTAATCTGTTATAAAAGTTACTGTAAATCTAAGCGTTACCCCTGATAAATCAGAATTTGTAAAAGCACCCACACCATTACTTCTAAATCTAGTACCAGCCGTACCATCAATAGATGCTGTAACAGCTATACCACTAGCTACTCCTTGTTCTGTGCATATACCACCTGTAACAGAACCAGTACAATCTGTGCTAGGTGTAAAAGGTAAAGCTAATGTTGCTGTATTGCCATCACTTGTAGTTGGATAAGTAACTCTTGTGTGAGCCATTACAAATCTACCAATTTTTGTATATCTATTTTTGTCTAAAGTAAAACTTAAACCAGCACCACTTCCATCTGAAACACTCCAAGTTCCTTCTTCATAATCGTCTAAGGCATTTGCGGCTGCTGTGTCGCCATTAAAAGATATACCGCCTGTAGTTTGAATTCTTAATTTTTCAGATAAAGAAATACTTCCTGATTGGTTTGTTGCTCCTGTTATAAATCTAAAATCTGAACCATGACCTGAGCCGTCAAAAGTTCCTGATGCAGCAATATCCAATTTAGCTATTGTTCCTGCCGAGCCTGTGCTGCCATCTGAACTTTCTACTTCTATAACACCTAAAGATTGGTCTGCAACTATAGAGGTGTCTGTATTTTTAAGATTTATTTTTGGAGCAGTAGTGCCAACTTCTACATCTCCGCTAAATATAGATTTTTCCGAACTATCAATAGTTATAGCAGTCGCATCGCCATTATCTACGATGGAAGGGGTACTTGATAATTCTGCAGGTATTTTAGTTGTCATTTATATCTCCTAAAAATATAATCTATCATCTGACATATATTTTGGTTGTGGATTTATCAGATTAGACTTCATTTGCTTCATGCCTTTTTTATAATCTTCTAATGCAAAAGCAGCTTGTTGAGGACTTTCTTTAAACTGCCAAACATAATATCTAGCTCTAGCTGTTATTACATTTGCATATTGGTCTGGTAGAACTATAGTGTCACCAAACGCTGATAGTTCTGTAGGCTTGTTGTAGCCATAAAAATGTACGTTGTAAACTTTGTCAGGTATAGGACTTAGCCCAAACTTTCTATGGTCTGGACTACGTATTACATAAACAGGCTCTCCATAAGCTTGAGTTGATGCATCATCACTATTCTCACTATCTCTGTAATACCTAGTCCACTCATCTAATGTTAAAAATCTTAACCCTTTCGAAACAAACGGTGCTGATTCTCCAGACACACTAATAGTTGTGATGTAAAAATCATCCCAATCTATTGATGCAAAGTCTGAAGTAATATCACTACTACCGCTTTTTAACAGATACCATCTAGTACCTGCAGTAGTTGCTACAGTTGTATTACCATAAAAAGGGTCTGTCTCACCACTAGCACCTGCCGAAAAGAAAGGTAACTGTGGTTCTTCATTAGCGATATCGTTTATAGATTTGTTAATAGAATTTTTGACAAACGCTTGTATGCCTGTAGCGTCTCCAAAGTTTGATGAAGTTAAGACAACTTCATTCAACTCTCTGAGGACTTCATTCGTCAGAGTTAAGAATGTTTTAGCCATTATTTACTATGTACTTTTTGTATTTCAAAAGAAGCTTTTTTACTAGCTCCTTTATGAGCTTTGTAACCGCCTTTTGGGTCTTTCATTAGTTTAAAGCCTTTACCAGACTTCATCCAATGATAACCTTTTGGTGCATCTACTTTCATGTTTATACAGGTTTTTGATTTTCCATTGATGCCATTACAGCAGGTCCACCATTAGACATACCATATCTACCTTTGTACAAACCACCAGTTTTTTGTTTTTTCTTACGTTTTGGTGTCATTCCTTTTCTCATAGGTGTTCTACCGTACATCATTTTTTCTCTTTTCTTTTCCATTGGTTTGTGTGCAGCCATTATTTTTCTCCTTTGTTTTCTTCGTATTTAAATTTCATAGTGTTGTAACCCACCATTTCTTTACATATCTCTTCTTTTGAATGAATAGAATCGTAATAAGAAATGTTACCGCTAGGCTTTGGATTACCTTGTAAGTTTTGTTCGTTGTGTTTCATAATCTCTCCTTAAAAAAAGGAGGAGTCCGAAGACTCCCCCAGTTTTATTAGTCTACTGTGTAGAAAGCTGATACTAAAGCTTCAGGTCTTAAAACCTTAGCTCCGTATACATGCAATCCTCTTACGATATCACCGAAAGAACTAGGGTCTCTTAAGACCTCAGTTGAGATGATAGTTTGAGCAGTTGCAGTAGAAGAAATGTGACCAGCCATAATTTTGCCAGTAGCTGTACTAGCAGCAGCAACATTATTAGATTTGTACATGTCAAATCCTCTTAGTTTACCACTAGACACAAGACCATTTCTTATAGAGCCTTGACCTGCGTTAAAGTCTACGCTTAAAAGCTTAGAACCAGATTGTGCAAGTTCATTGTAGAATGAAGGCGGTGCAACGAACCATCTTCCTTCTTCAGGTATGCTTTGCTCATCTAGTAGCTTAGCCATGAATGACATCACGTCTAATGGGTCAGTTCCAGTACCATCAGAACCTGTAAGGTCGATAGCGTTAGAACCACCTTGATGCTGACCCATAGTTTGAGTAGCAGCAGATGCATCAGCACCTAGAACGTGGTCAGGTGAAGATGTAGAAACTCCAGAGAACATAGTTGCAATTACAGCAGCATCATATGAATCTCTCAATGCATATGCAGCAGATGAAGTAGCAACTTCTTTGAAGTTAACGTGTGACATATTAGTTTCAATATCATCTACGATGAATTTGAAAGCCTTTGCACTATCTACAACCAAAGATATCTCTTGGTCAGTAAGTTTAGTAGCAGTAGTGTCAGAACCTCTTGTGTAATCAGAAACTGAAATCACAGGTTCTTTAATAATCCTAACTGAGTCTCCGAAAGCAGAAATCTCACCGGCATAGTCGGTGTTAGTAATAGCTTCAACTACCGAGGCTTTTCTGAAAAAGTTTAATACCTTTTTCGAGTAAATCTTAGGTAGGAAAAAACTATTAGTCTGTCCACTTACGGAGTTTGCAAAGTTAGCATCAGTATCAGTACTTGGTTCAAAAAATTGAGCCATGATAATACTCCTTTGTGTTTATAGTTTATTTAACGATTCTGCCTTGTTGCATGGCTTCGCTGATTTCACTTTCGTATTTATCAAACTCATCCATACTCATAGCAGCAATCTCCTTTTCCGACCAAATCTTTTCTGATTTAGGTTCTACAGCAGTTGTTTTTGTAGATACCATATCAGCAGCCGATTTAGTCTTAGAAGATGACTTAGTTATCTTCTCAGGAACATCAATTCCCAAATCACGTTTAAATAAATCTATAGCTCTACTGGCTAGGTCGGCATCGTCAGCGTTATCATATATCCAGCCTTGGATAGATGAGGGCTGTTCTTTTGCCCATTTGTGAAAATCATCACTGTTTCTAATATCATCAAAATCAGGATGTCTTTCTCTTAACCTTTTTTCAGCTTCTTGTTGAGATATTTCTTGCTCTCTTTCTTGGAGTTTACTAAGACGTTCTTCTAGAACTTTTGCCTTAGATTCGCTTTGCATGTGAGCAACTGTTTCTACAACTTCAAAAACATCAGGATAACTTTTTTTAAACTCTTCAAGTTCTTCTGGAGTTTTCGGAGCTCTATATTCAGGCACTGCCTGTTTAATTAACTCTTCTTCTCTTTGTTTAAACTCATTGAGTTTGCTATCATAATGTCTTTTTAAGTCATCGTAGCGTTTTTTATAATCTGGTTTTTTATAAGGTTCATCCTTAGGTGCATCCAAATTATCTACTTCTACGTTGCCTTCTTGCTCTGCTTCGTTAACATTGTTTGATTTGAATAATTTATTCTTCTCAGACGGGTCTTCAAAATAGAGCTGGTCTGCTGATTTAAAAGGTTCATCAGTACCTTCGTGCCAAGATTTTTTTAAATTATAAGGATTGGCTTGTTCCTCATTTAAGACTTCTTCAGTCATTTTCTTACCTCCTACTCAGGGCTTCATTAACAAGGTAGCTGCTGTGTGCACTCGCAGGGCTTGTCTTGTAAAGGTAGCCTTTCAAAGTTGATTTAATGTAAAGTGCCGATTACTCGGGTAGCTTTACTCCTATTGCATACGAGGGTTTGTAGCTCTCATGTCTTGGATGGTTTTTTCGTCTTGCATGACTTCTTCCTCATCCTCAACTTGAGTTGGGTCAGCAAACCTACGAGTTGTAGTCGTAGTCTCACTTAGTACTCCCCCTTCCTGCATTCCTTGTCTTTCGTCTGCAGCAGCTTCAGCTTCTTTCATCATAGACATTAATTTATCTACTCCGATTTGCTCTGTAGCTTTTGCAGTAAAGACAAACTCTCCATCCGATAACCTTGCAGGTATCGAATCAGAAACCTCTGTGCCCGGTCCTTCTACTGGACCTGAGCCTGTAAACTCTGAAGCAACTTCAATAACTTTATCAAATATTTCGCTAAGTTCATCGTTGTTTCTTAACTGGTCTACTAAAAAATCTTCTTCCTCTGGTGTTAGAGCTTCATTAATTATGAAGTCTAAATAGTCCTCTTCCATTTCTTCATCAGGGACTTGTTGTTCTTCCATGAGCATCTTTTTCATTTGCTCATTCATTTCTTGTGGCATTTCTTCCATCATCATGCCACCTTCTTGCATTTCTTCTCTTTCTTCTTTATTTTCTTCTCTGAGCATTGCAAAGTCTTCGCCACTAATTTTGCCATCTTTGTTAGCATCAAGTTTAGTTTGACCACCTGTTAGCATAGCCATTCTGTCTGGGTCATCTCTTAACATACTTTTCATATTATTCCTCTATCCTAGTTAGTGCTTCTTTAACCTTCTCCGGCAGCTCCTCCAACATTCCCAGAGAAGTTATCCTCCCCTGCAACCGGAACATTTCCGATTCCGATGTTGCCACC